CGGTAGCGCGTCGCCAAGGCCGCGTCCTCCCAGTCAAGTTCCACTTGATAGGGGCAGGCACCCTGCACGGCCGACACCCACACCGGCGTGGCTGGGGGAATGGGCGGACAGGCGCTCGCGGGCGTGGCCACAGATACCGGCGCTGTAAGCGTGCCTACGGTCGTCCCGTGCAGGGCCGCTACACGGTAGGCGTAAAGTTGTAAAGTACTCACCCCAGCATCGTCGTAGGTGGTGCCTGTAAGCTGCTCAAGGGCCGTAAACGGGCCCGCTTCGCTGCCCGAGCGAAAAAGCTGGTAGCCCGTGGCATCGGGAACGGGATCCCAGGCAATAACGTTTTTGAGCGGGCAGGTTTCAAAGTGGGCGTTTAAGTTCTCAGGCGCCATGAGGACGATGGGGCAGGCTTCATCCGGCGTGGTAGCGGGCTGGGACAGGGAAGGTCCGCCCTCCGTGCCGTTGAAGGCCGTCACAAAGTAGATATAGGGTTGTGAGACGCCCACAGAAAGATCGCTGTACGTTGTCCCCGTGGGCTGGCCCACGACCGTAAACGGGCCTTCTGCGGGACCGCGGTAGACCTTGTAACTGGTCGCTGTGGTGACGGGCGCCCAGGCGAGATCGACCCGCAAGGGGCAAGTGCGGGCGATAGCTGAGAAGCCCGAAGGCTTTCCCGGCGCCCCTAAGGGGCAGCCTACCGCGGCGGTTTTGGCGCTCACTTCGGTAGAAGTAGGGCCTGTCACCCCGTTGTCGGCCGCCACCTTGAAATAGTAGGTCGTATCAGCCAGTACGCTTGTATCAGAATAGAGCGAGGCCCCGGGATCGCTGAGCGGGGCGTAGCCGCTGCCGGACGTGGTCGAGCGTGTCACGTGGTAGGTGTTAGCTGTCACCACGTCGGGCCAGTCAAGATCGATGCGCAAGGGGCAGGTCCCCGGGGTCGCGGTCACGGGCGAGGGCGCCGCTGGGGGATCAGGCGGACACGACATAGAGGCCGTTCCTGCCGTGGGCGCCGTGCGCGGTCCCTCTGCCCCGTTAAAGGCCGAAACCTGCCAGAAGTAAGTCAGGTTGGGAGTCAGGGCGTTATCGGCATAGGCCGAACTGACAGGGCTTGCGATGAGGGTAAATGGCCCGGCAGCCACAGGCGCCCTGTAAACGCGGTAACTCTGCGCCCCCGCCGTGTCATCCCAGTCGAGTACAGCCTGAGCTGGACACGGTCCCGTCTGCACTGTGAAACCGGTGGGCGCTGCTGGCGCCGGAACCACGGCGGTCGCCTGCGCCATGCAGCTTTGCGCCCCTTCGAGGGTTCCAGCCAGCGGAACGACGACATAGTAATAGGCGAGGCCCTGAGTGATGGCCGTGTCGCTGTACGTAAGCCCTGGGGTGTCAGCAAGGGCAGTGTACCCCGCTGTCGAGACGGTCGAGCGGTAGATGCGGTAACCATCTGCGCCTGCGCAGGCCTCCCACACGAGCGAGATGGCGCCTGTCCCCGCTTGCGCCGTGAGGTTACCCGGCGCCGGTGGCGGGGTTACGGGTGCCGAGCAAGTAAGCGGGGTATGGACGGTTGAAGGCGCTGAGAGGGCGCTCTCAATGTTGTTGAGCGTCGCTGTAGCGCTGTAGCTGTAGTCGGTGTCAGCTTCTAGGAATTCATTCGTAAAGGAGGGGTCAGAAGACTCCCCAGCCTCATCCCAGGGGTCCGTGGGCGCCAGGCGCCGATAGATCGTGTAGTACTGCGTCCCTGCAGCACTTGTCCACGTGCACGTGGCATCACACGACGCCACAGAGGCCGTGCAGCTAAACCCCGCCGGCGGATCGGGAACGGTCAGAGTGACGGCGGAAGCCTCGCCCGACGCGGGGGAAAGAATGCCGTTATCTGCGTTTACCGTGCAGTAATAGCGCGTGGCATTAGCCAGGCCGCCCAGGGTGTCGAAAAGCTGGGTGGACTCTAGCGTAAAGGGCTTAGCGCCCCCTGGCACCGTGCCGCACGCCAGATGGTAGCTCGTGGCGCCCAGGGCTGCGTCCCACGTGGCGTTGAGAACGCCAGGGCCCTCTCCGGTGGTAACGATCAAGTTAACTGGCGCACTGGGCGGCCTAGGCGATGTGTTTTCAATCGAGAGAAAAACCCACTTATAGGCCGAAGCGGGATTGGTCGCGTAGTTAAGGCGCGTGCCGCTTGTAAGAAATACCGGAAAGGCTTCCAGCAGCTTGCCGCTACCCGTGTCGGTGGGCAGAGCGAAAGACGTGGTCGAGAGCGACTTGGACGGGACCGTGCCTGAGGGGACAGCGTCTTGCACTTGCCAGGAGGCGGAGTAGTCCGTCTGCCCATCGGAAACGGCAAGGCCTGCCTGTGAAGTGTCGAGGCTATTAATGCTGTCAAGGCTTGGCCTGGTACTCATGTACGCCATAATAAGCTGCGGGCTAAAGCCTGCGGCCGTGTAGTCGATGTTGCCGGCGTTGGCGGCCGCGGGCGTGGTCAGAATTTCAGTTTTTACCTTCACCCCCGCCAAGGAAAGGGCCATATAGCCCATTTGCGAGGTCGCCCCTGAAACCGTATTGGTGACGGTAAAGCCCGTACTGGTGGGATAGGTGACGTTGAGCTTTTCTCTGAGCCCACCGAATTCGAGAGTTTGGAGGCCTGTAGCGCTCACGATACCCCAGGATTCCGAAGAGTAGGCCAACTGCGCGTCGCCGTTAAAAGAAAGCCCGTAGTCTGCAAGCGGCACAGAGGTATGAATCCCCCACTTGCCGATAAAGTCAGGCACGCCGGCGCCGCTAAAGTCCTGATGGCGCCCGGCGTCGAGGAACACCAGATCCGGTTTAAAGCTGGTGGTGACCGCAACCGGCGTGCTCGTTCCCGCCAGGGTGAGCGTGCCCACTTTGGCGCTCAGATCGGTGCCCCAAAAAAATACCGCAGCGCCTTTATAGCCAGCGTCTGGCGCCACGTTGTAGGTGAGGCGCACGCCTCCCGGGATGAGCGTGCACGTGGCGTAAAAGAGCGTGGTGCGGTCGCCCTTAATAAAGGCCATGCAGGCGCCGCTCTTTTGCACGTTGTCGGCATCGTTGGGAATGGTACCCTCGGTAGCCTGATTAGCTAGCCACCACTGCGACGCAGAGTCTGCGGCGCCCACGCTAAGGCGCGCCCCTGCCCGCGGGGTGTCTGATGTGACGCCGCCAGAGAGAAGAATTCGCACCGCTTTAGGCGTCTGCGTGCCCACTGCCCCAAGCGTAATATCTTGCACTAAAGGCGCCGCCGTAGGTGTCGTAAATGCCCTTACCCCGACCTTAACATTTACGACCGGCAGCGCCTCATAAGCGCCCTTATCTACGAGGCCGTTGGTGGGCTGCGGCCGCGCTGTGCCATCCACATCAACCGTAATGTCCGGGAGCTTCGTACCCGTGTCACGGGCTGGTGAGTCCGCCCTCAGATTGAAATTGTAGATGGATTCGTCCACAAACAGAGGGTCGGTCGCATTGGGCGAATTGGTGGTTTTAACCGTTGCTGTGCCTGAGTCTTGGATGTCAGCTTGGTTCTTCCAGCAAATGTTATTGGTAATAACGTTATCGTTTGCCTTAGAGCCAATATTGATGCATGAGCCCGTATTGCCTGTAATAGTATTGTTGTAAATGAGCGTGCGCTGGGCTGGGTCGGTGTTGCTTCCATCATTAACGAGAATGCCGCCGGCGCCACTGTTAAAGACGACGTTATTCCAGATTTTGGAATCATCTCCCATGTCGGCAAAATACATGCCCCAGCCGAGATTGTTACCCACGGTATTGCGCTGAACATCGGTAAGCTGGAAGGAAACATCAAACGTTGCCTCAGGGTCGTAAAGGTCGATGCCGCGGCCGCGGTTATTGAGGATACGGTTATCCCAGATGATATTTTTACCCGAGACCATGTGGATGGCGGCGGGGTTGGGAACAGCGCCGTTATCGTGCAAATACGAGTTTTTAACCGCGTTAAAGGGGGAGCCCTTGGCGATGTGAATACCGTAAGAAGGCCCGCCGTAGACCTCGACATTCCTTAGTTCGTTGTACCACTCGTTGGGGCCGAAAAGGACGACTGCGCCGGTGGTGTGCGAGCCATCAAAGTGGAGGCCGTCAACGATGTTAAAGCGTGCCCCGCCGGTAATAGTGAGGACGTTAGCGCCGCTCGCTGGGGAAACCACCACGGCAGGGTCGCCCGCGTAGGCTCTGAGCGTATAGGCGCCGTCTTCGATGTCCGTCCCCACCTTGCCCGAGATGACGATGTTTTCCGCGTAGGGGCCGCCCCTTACCGTGCAGATGGAGCCCGGGTTTGTAAACCCTGCACTGATGCATTTGCTAATCGTTTTCCAAGGGCTCGATATGCTGGCGCCTGTGTTGAGGGTATCGCTTCCGTTCGTTGCAACGAAATGCTCGCTCCCCACGGGCTCGGGCGGGGGCGGGGGCGGCGCTCCGCCGAATTCAAAGGCGCCGTAGTCGGGACCGTTTCCGCTTGGGCGCGTGGCTCCGACAATGTCTGTCGTGGGGACCGCCACGCCGCTAGGGAGTGCCGTAGCCTGGTCAATTGCCGCCGTAGCCGTGCTTTTGAGGGCAAAGTTGTTGTGCGAGGGATCGACGAACATCGAGGCTGCGCCGACCAGGTTGTCGGTCTTGGCCAAGCTCCCGTTGGACTCGCGAATGTTGTTTTTGACATTGGCCGTTGTCGGTGCGCCGCAAGCCGAGATGCCCGCACACTGAGGATTTAAGAACCCATCGGTGTTTCCGTAGCAGGTATTGTAATAGGCATAGTTAGAGCCCTTGCGCACCGAGAGGCAATAGAGCCTGGGGTTGTTGGCTATGACATTGTTATAAGCTTTCCAGCCCTGACCAATTGAAAGCGCATCGCCGTGTTTGTCCTCGATTAAAGAGACATTAAAGATGTAGTTGTTGTAGAAATAGCCCTTATTATCCGTATTTTCATTACGCCCGAGGCTAACCCCGCCCATGTCATCGTACACATCAGAGTCATGAATGTAGTTTCCTCGCACATAGTTGGTCCCTACAATGTTGTGTTTGATATCGATGGGCTCTTTAGAGAAGTCCGTAATCTCATTTTCTTCAATAATGAAATCAGCGGCGCCTACATACTTGGCGCAGTCACCCCCTGTGCCGCCTTCTTTGTCAGAGGAAAGATAGATCGCTTCCCCCGAGGCTGCGTTAGGATCAGAAAGTGACTTCGCAGCGCCTGTATGCTGAAACTTGTTGTGAGCAATTAAGAAATGATGGGGCCTGCCGGCAGTTGTCGAGGATGGGTGGTTATCATTTCCGCACGCATCAACCTTGATGCCGTTCCAGTCGGGATACTCGATAATGTTGTTTCGGATGATAATGTCATGAGAGGCTTTTTCGACAAGCGGAGGGCCAGCATCTCTATCTGTACTGAAATGCAAACGTCTAAAACCGTGGAAATTGATATGCTCAAATATAATGTAGCTGCGTCCGGGAATCGTCTCGCCATTTTTATTGATGCCAACTCCAGGAGCCGATCCCTTCTTTAGATTGGGGTATTTGTATCCAATGATGGGGAGCGGATCAGACGGGTTGCCGTAGTTCCCGTAAACCGTATAGGCCGAAACCGTGCCGTTAGGAATGTTGTCCAGGCGAGGGTTGTAGGAAGAATCGTTATCAACCTGACTCTGAGTGGTGGCCCTGAAATCGCTGCCATTTTTAAGCAGGATACAAGCCCCGGAAACCCGCTTAGGGTTAATGCCTTTCCAGCTTTTGCACGCGTTGGCTGCGCTGTTACAACTTTTTGAATCGTCTCCGTCCACTTTATCCATGTAGAAGATTTTGCCTGCGACCTTACAGTTAGCCGCAATATCGGTAACCGTAGTCGGCTTTACCCAGGGGGTGGAAGGGGAAAGCGCATAGGCACAAGTGTGCAAGAACAGGCAAAGAAGAAAGGCCCTACTTATTATCGGGCGCATAGGTCACCACACAGTAAGAGTCATCATCTGTGTTGTCTGAAACCTGGGCGATGCGGACAGATGTTTCCTGGCCACCCGGAATAATGTAGTAGCCATCGGCCTCTGTATCGCAGCCCTTTTGCCCGGCACTCGCGGTGCACGACATGCCGTTAATCTCTTTATCCCCTGCCATGAGGGTATAAGTGATGGTCTCGCCGGCGCCGAGCTCGGCTGTGGTGCGGCACTGCATGTAGGGCGCCCGCATGCCGACCCCGAAAGAGACCGCTGCCCCGTGCGGATCGAAGGCCGTGGCTTCGTCGCAAACGGGATCCCCCATCTTAGGCGCGCCGCTTCCCAGGGTGGGGAGCACGTAGACCGTGCCGTTTTCCGAGTTGGCGCCGCAGTAAACAACTGGGAGTGAGGCCATGGGGCCATAACCGTTTCTGAAATACACGAAGTTGGGTTCGTTAACGCGCGCTGCCCAAGGGAGCCCTACGGGAAGTAGGACAAGCAAGAGCAGCGCGCGGATGAAGGTCCGTTTCATCCGCGCTTCTCCTTAGATCGTTGAGTAAAAGACGCCCACGTAGAGCGTGCCGTTAAGGGGCATATCCGCCGTGTCCACCATGGCTTCAATGGCGAGGCCGTTTTTCGTGTGGAAGCGGTTGGCTGCAGGGACAAGTCCCCCCGCCACCACCCCCGTTACTTGTCCCCACTGGTTCACCGTCTGGGCGCTTCCGCCGTCCACGTTATCGAGCCAGAGGGTAGGGGCATAGACCTCTACGTCTGTATCGGGATTCACGTAGCGCACGCCTAGATGGATATCGGCACTGGCTGTATAGGCTGAAGAGCCGAAGGTAGAGAGGCGCGGATGGATGATGATATCTCGGTAAGGGAGCCAGATGAGTTTGAGGATTCCCTGCCCGGCCACGTCGTGGTTGACGAAATCGGCATAGGCAAACTTGAGGCGCTCATCTTGCTCAACGGCCGTAGCGCTGCCGTATCTGGACGCCCCAAATGAAGGCGAGTAGTAAGTCGGCATGGGCTCGCTCCTTTATGCGGCGATAGCGCTTTCAATTTTGATGACGCCTTTGTCTTGGATACGGGTAAAGCCTCCAGTAGCCCTGCAGTAAAGCTGGATCGTCATCTGCTTCTGAGGCAGGACGTCAACGAACGTCTCCATGGGCTGGAGGCGCTTAAAGCCTACGGCATCCTGGTTCCACATGAGCGCCGTTTGTACGGTGCTTGTCTGCAACCCTTCGATCTCATCCAAGATCGAAAGGCAGACGAAATTGACCGTGTAGTATGAGCCCAAATAGCCGTTTTGCAGCGGTCGCTGAGCGTTGAAGTCAAAAGAGGTGAACTGCGTATCCCGCATGAGCTGAGCCTCTTGCCAGGGATCAATAGCGCACCAGATGCGGCCGTCATAGGCTTCGTCTTTTTTGAGCTTGGCCACCCCTTGTACAATCTTGTCGACGCTGAAAGGCAGATCGTTGTGCGGGATCACTTGCGCCGGATCGAAGGGCGCAGGCGTAAGCGTCGGGAGCTGTGTTTGCAGGTTAAACTCCCGGTTCATCGCCGTCCCCACCATGGCGTTAAGCACAATCCTGTCCTTTGCCCGTCCCAGCGAATAGGCCAGGTTGCGGGCATATTTGGGCTGGAGTTTGCCCCCGGTTGCCATGGAGCGGTGCCACTCTGTTTCGTCGATCCACTGCGTATCCATCCACTTGGTGGGAATGACCTGGCGCACGTAGTTAGCCAGGTTGGGCGGCGGCGGCGTGTCACCGTATAACGTCGTCGCCTGGACAGCTTCTTGCTTGCCCATGACGTTAAACGTAGACTCGTTGCCGACCATCTCTTCTTCGTAGTACGTACCTTCCAGCACGGCGCCGCGCTGTTGGTACTCCATGCGGATGTCTTCATCAAAATCTGTGGTGCGAAATTTGGTGATGTCGATATCAGGCATAGCTATCCACTTGTATGACAGAGTAATGACAAGTAGTAGCTTCTTTGGGATTGCCGCTTACGCGGTTCTTACAGAAGAGAGCGCTTGCCCGGGCGTCCGGGTGCGCCGTTAGGACATTTGCGAACGCACGAAACGTTCGTCTTCCAAGCGTTTGACGCGGGCTTGCGTCTCCGCGTGCTGCATATGGCCGGAGGAGCGGTACGCTTCCGAGCCCTTAAGCTCTAAAATTTCGGTGGTCAGTTCCTGGACGCTGCGGCCGCCGGTTACGCCATCGGGGATAAGGCCTTCTCTCTGGTAGAGCATACCCGCGTTTGCCGCCGCTGTAACGAATTCCTTGATAGCGAAAAGGCCAACTGCGTCGATCATGTCGAGGACGCCCCAGCGCCGCATGACCTCTCTGGCCAGCACGTCCCTTTGCCGGTGCACTTCGCCGCCCCACTCGTTTTTCATCTCCTGTACAAGCTGGGCTCGCTGAAGGTTTAGGGACTCCGCTTGCTTGCGGGCGGATTCCAGTTGAGCCTGAAGGATGCCCTCATACTGCTTCTGTGTGAGACCAAGCTGAAAGCTCGAATCTCTAAAGGCTTCGAGGGCGCCTTGGTTAACCGGCATACCCTCGGGGATGTCCCCCTTGTAGCCCTCTACAGACTCGGGCGCACCGAGGCGCCGGTAGACCTGCTTGACCTTTTCTTCGTAGAGGGGATCCTCAGGGCTCTCGGGGAGAATGATCGAGCGCCCCTGGGCTCTGATGGCGTGATCTGCCTGCTTGAGAAAGCCCTGGAACGAGTCATTGGAGAGGACATAGTTGTATTCCCGCATCTCTGGGGGGAGAATGCGCCGCCAGGCCGGGCCTTCGGGAATAACGGGCTCAGCTTCGGGTGTAACAGGGGCAGGGGATGCAGGGGGACCCTCTATAGCCGCTCCCGTCTCAGCCTGGATCCCGGCGCCGTTTAGTGTTTCTTCAGCCATGGTGTACCGCGTGCAAAGTTAGGGTTTTGCTTCAAACGTATACATCTTCCCAGGCTTGAGCTCGATGTCAACGCGCCCGTCTTGGAGGATGTGATTCTCAGGAATTTGGTGCAGCCTGGCCCAGCCTGCCGACGCTTCAAGATCTCCGATGAGCCTAAAAAGTTCGTCGCGTATTTTCAGCATATCCTCAACCGAGGCCTCTTGGATGGTCACCTTGCCCATGGCGTGATAAGCCTCAAGCAAACGCTCGTAAGCCCGCCTAAGAGGGGTGAGGCGCCGCTTGATTACCCTGTTTGTCTCCGCCGCGGTTGAGTCTTCCATGGTGTCTTTCATAGTTGTAAGTCTTCTATGCCGTCGCTGTCATCTGGCGAAGGCCTGGAGAATAGATCTTCTTGACTGGCGGCGAATATATCATACGCCGGGTTGTCCTCCAAGAGCGGATCGCCCTCATAAGGGTTCGAGCGGTAGCCGAGCATAAGGCTCATGATCCAGCATATGACCGAGCGCTGACCCTCTCCGTGGATGCCGTCCCTTCCCTTCATCCCTGGGACATATGAAGGCCTATGGTAAAACTCATCTTTAAGGAGCGTCCAAGAGCGGCGCCCATGCGGCGAGGACAGAAAAGTCAGGTAAAAGTCCTCGCCGGGGTTGGGGGTTATCTCTGCCATCAGGCCGCCGCCGCTTGCGTGCCGTTAGAGGCCTGGGGCAGGCGCTCGGGCGGGATGTCATTGACCATCTGGCCCATTTGCAAGAGGCCCTGCTGCAAGGCCGCTTCTTGCTGCTCTTTTTTGCGCTGCGCCCGAGTCACTTCAACTTCGTCTGGCGTATAAAGGAGGTTATCTGAGAAGCCTACAGCCTGGGCCCCCAAGCGTGCCACATCGTCATGGCGGATGAGGTCCTTAACCTCCGGAGAGTAAGGCGAGATCATGTTGAGGACGGTGTAGAAGTTGGTAATAGCCGTGAGGTCAATCTGCCTGGCAGAGCGAGCCAGCGTGCCTTCAAAGCGCACGGCTAGCGCCACAAAAGAGCCGCGGTTATCCTCGAAAATCTCGGGCGGGGGATCTTCTAGGTTGCCGTCTTCCGCCTCCATGACCAGCGCTGTAAGAACGATGGGCTCTAGGTATTCGTCCTCGATCTTGGAGAGGCCTGGCCCTAGCTGTCTATTGTTTGTCGTAATCCGGTGGGCGATCTCGGTAGCTGAGCGCTGCGTGTCGCCCGAGGGCGCCTCGATGCGCATGCGATCGACACCCAGGCCGACATTGATGGCGTTTTGTAGTTCCTGAATGGTGATGGCGGCGACGTCGATCTTGTCGCCCGACTCAAAGGCCCGCATGGCGTTAATGTCACGCATGGCGATCATGGCGCCGGGCGCCACTCTCAGCCTGCGGCCGCGTGAGAGCATGGGCTCGTTTTGCTGGACCAGTACGGCCGGATCAATGGCCTTGGCGACTGAGCGGAGCGTTAGTTCTTTCGTCTTGTTGAGGGTGCGGATGTCGGCCAAGACGTTGATAATCTGCCCAAAGCCGTAAGGAAAGCCGGGATACTGCGTCCACCGAGGGACTTTGTACGGGTTGGTCAGGTAACCACCCTCATAGATCACATGCTGGTTTTCCCGCTCGATCCACACCGAGGCAAAGGGGTAGGCCCGTACAGGCGTCGAGCGCGTTACCTCGCTTTTGTCGACCTCGGGGCGCGGATAGACACAGTGGAGAAGCTCTACGGGATCGTCGAGTTTCCCTTGGCTCTCTAGGCGCCTCACAATATCTGAGAGCCCGGCGCCGGCGCCAAAGCGTGGCACAATGCTTGATAGAACGCGCACCGTCAAGCGTGAACGGCGCATCACGGTGTCTACCGCGCCCTCTTCATCTTCGGCAATGACAAAGGAGCCAATCGGGTAAGGCCTAAAGACGAAGCGGCGCTTGTCGAGGGATTTGGTCATGAAGACGCAGCCCGTCCCCTTGGCGTAAACGTCACGAAGCACGGGATGTGAAGCGGTGCGTAGGTTGCTAGTCGAAAGTTTGCGAAAGATGTGCTGGGAAGAACTTGCGTACCAGGCGTTGACGGCAGAGTTAGACATGAGGATATCGTTGTCAGGGACGATCGAGAAATTGCGCAAGTCTGAGGGGATGACGCTTGAAATGATCGTGTTAACTGCGGTTGCCAGGCCGTCTTGCGCCGTCCCGTCAAGGATATCTTGGCCCTTTTCGCCGCCCGGATAGTATTCCTTCACGTGCGGATCGTAGTCGTAAGGCGTCACGTAGCGGTTAATCTTGGCGATCATGTCATCAATCATGACGCGTTCTGAGAGGAGTACCTTTTCACGGTCTAAGAGGTCAAGAATGAGCGACACGGCTAAGCTCCAAAGAAAAGACCGCCGGCAGCGGCGCCCAGAGGGGAGGTTAAGACCGTCTGCTGCCTGCCGAGACGGCGCCTTTGCCGGTCGACCTCTTCGGCAGCGGCCGCTTCGGCTGCCGATACGGCCTCGGAAGAGCCCGGCGTCGGCGCCGGCGGCGTCGCCTGCGGTTGCACCTGCGGCGGCGGGGGCGCTACGGGCGCTACAGGGGTCGTCTCCAGGGCTGGGACTTCGGGTAAGTCCGGTGGCTTCTGTGTCGCCTGGTAGACCGTCCCGCCCACGGCGGCCGCCGTGGTGAGGATGGTCCCTACCAAGATGGCGGCGGTTGCAGGCTCATAGGTGCCAATGAGCATGGCGCTTTCAAAGCTGCGCATCTAGGCCTCAAAGACGTTAAAGGTGTAATCGTACTCGTTTAACTGTGTCGTTTCCTCTGGCCAGTAATCAGAGCCGAATTCTTGGATGTCGTCCAGCCCGATGGCGCCCGTCATAAACGCCCCAGCGAAGTGGCTAGCCCAGTCGTGTACAGCCTTTGTCCCAAGTACGCCCGCTTCTTCGTCCCACTTGTAATGGTAGGCGCCTAGTGCTTCCAACCCTTCGCGGCACTTGTCCTTATCAAACCAGCAGAGCCTAAGAAGGGCTTTAGCGGCTGCCTCTTGCTCGGGGATAAGGGTTTTCTTCTGCACTCGAAACTGGATACCTAGGGCTTCGGCAATCTCATAGCGAAAGGTGTTGCCGGCATAAAACTGCGCCTGGCCGAGGTCCCAAGGGCCCAGATGGGTGCCCCAGAGGTAGGGGCGGCGGCGCAGTTCCTGAGCATAGTAATCGAAGGACATCTTCGTGTCACTGATGCAGTCGATAAAGGCCCAGCCTGTGCCGTAGCGCTGAAAGCACCAAATGACGGTCCCGTCACGCCCCAAGTCCCAGCACGTATGCACCCGCTGCGAAGCGTCCCAGGGTACGCTGGTAATGCGCCCTTCGCGAGTCAGATACTCCAGTTCTTCGGCAAAAGGAATGCCACGACTGTAAGCCTCAAAGGAGCAGAAATACTCTTGCATGAGCCACGAGTATTCTTTGCCGCGGGCAAGTTCGGACTGGATAAAATCCCAGGTAAAGAACCCGGTGTCGTCAATCGTCACTGTGGACGTGAAGCGCGTGGGGTCGTCTTTAGAGGCGTTAAAGAGGCGCCAGTGGTGGTTGTGGCCTCTAGGCGTGGTGAGGACCACTTGCCAGCCTCTGTTGTGCACACTCCTAAGCGATGCCTGCAGGTTGGAAAAGACGATGTCGGTATTGTAGTGGGCAAACTCGGAATAGCCAATGCCTTTAAGCGTGGCACCGCGCAGCGATTCCGGATCGACTGAAACCACCGGGACCACCCAAATCATCGAGCCTTTAGCACGCCGGGAGCGGGGGTTAATCAGTTCAATGGTGAGATCGGTTTCCGAGATGTCCTTGATGATCTCGTTCGGGATGTAGTGGCCGAGCATCGGCCTCCCCTCGTTGTCCGTCTTGTCCCAGAAGTCCCTCTTGACGCTTTTGCGGTCAGGGAAGGTGTACCAGTAGGTGCCTGGCTCCTGGAGGGCCTTGGGGATAAGGACGCCACAGGTAAAAGAGAGGTCTTTACCCGATTGCCGGTGCCAGTTAAGGACGGCAAAATCACCCCCGTTTGCCATGTAGCTGATAAACGGCAGCTGGTGCGGTAGCGGACGGTAAGGGAGGTCTATGGCCATGAGTGTCCCTATACGGGTGGCTGCGTTTCGTCTTGGGCCTTGAGAGACCGCAAGGCCTCCGCGAAGGCTTCGGGATCTTCTTTCATGGCCCTTAGCATATCCGAAAAGCTGGAAACCACTTCAAGGGCGCACTGGGCCAGGGCCAGGCCTTCAGAGACCGTCATCTTAGCCTCATCGTCATCTGTCGCCGGATCGTCTGTTTTAGCCATTTTAAGCGCGTCAGCAAAGACGATCAGATCGTTTATCACTTCATTGATGCTGTCAGTTGCTTGAGACATAGACTTGATTACCTTTATCATTGGTGCAAGGATGGATTCAAGGATGATATCTTCATCCATCAAATAACCAGAATTAAGTTTAGATAGATCTGTAGCAGTTCG